GATTAGCTACTATAATTACATTAGCTATTTGGTTATTGACCATTGGTTTTAGAAAAGGAGAATAATGGACTGCTGTGGTAGTGGTTGCTGTGGTGGTAAGTAATGTGTACAACTTTTGTTAATGAAGAGGGTACTTACATTACGATATGTAACGGAGAATATGGAGGTATAGGTGAAGTTAACTGTAGTTAGAACACAATTTGGAACAGATGCAACTAATGGGTTGTTATTTATAGATGGTATTTTTGAGTGTTATACACTAGAAGACCAGTATCAAGCAGTAAAGGTAATGCACGAAACTTGCATACCAGAGGGAACTTATGATATTAAGTTTAGAAAGACAGGAGGGTTTCACTCTAAGTACTCTGAGAGATATAAGAACGCACACTATGGTATGTTGCACATACAAGATGTGCCTAATTTTACCTACATTCTTATACACACTGGTAATACTGATGAGCACACCAGTGGTTGTTTAATTGTCGGAGAAACACAACAAGATTTAGAAGTGTCTAAAGATGGCTTTATAGGCAGCAGCACTTTGGCGTACAAAAAAATGTATGCAAAAGTTGCAGGTCAATTACTACAAGGCAAAGATGTATCTATAGAATACACAACAATAAACAACTTGTTTAAACAAGGTGAAGAAGATAATAAATCAAAAGACCACACAGTCTTAGCTACTACTGTGTATGATAAGTTGCAAGAAATTAATGGTAATGTATTACAAACTAACGCTATGTTGAAAGGTAGGTTAATACAATAATGTTTGATAGAATTAAGAGAGCAAGAAACCAGGATGGTACATTTAAAAAAGATGTATGGTGGACACCTTGGTCCGATTCGTGGGAGTATAGAATGAGTGAAGACCTCAAAGATATGCTTGAGAGAACTGCGTGGACCTTCATTGAAGCGTTCATTGGTGCATTAACAGTTGCTCCATTAGTTGGTGTAGAAGCTGAAACAATTCAGTTAGCTGCATTAGCTGGTGGTGGTGCTGCACTTGCAGTCATTAAGACATACGCTAAAAAACAAATTACTAAGTAACTAAATAGTCATACACATTGTGTATAATAGCCTTAACAGAAGGGCTAAATATGACACAAGAACTAGGTAACAATTACTATAAATCTGGGTGGCAACCATCAATAGAATTTGATGAGAAGACTGGCAAAGGTGAAGTAACTTATGTTGGTACGGACCCAGATTACAAGAATAAGTATGATGACATACTAAGAAGCTGGGGTTTTGACCCCAAATACTACGAAATAGAAGGCACAGTTCGTGCTTCTTCGTGGGAAGGACAGTTAAAAGGTGGTAGAACAACCACCTTTTTTGCATTTAAAGGTATTGTAAAGCGTAAGAACCCTGCACTAGACCAGTACTTTAATGAATTACTGTCGTTGTTTAAACACAAACCTAAATTAAAAGATAAAAAAGTAGGTGGAGATACTGCTTTTATATTTACAATGGCTGACTGGCAGTTAGGTAAGGCTGACTATGGCGTTGAAAAGACTATTGAACGCTACGAGGAAGCTCTTATAGCAGGGGTAAATCAAATTAAGGCACTGCGTAAGGGAGGTACATTAATTGATGAAGTGTATCTGTTAGGATTAGGTGACCTTACTGAGAATTGTGACCAAAGTTTTTACTCTAGTATGCCATTTAATGTAGAACTAAACCTATCGCAACAGTATAGATTAGCAAGACAGATGATTATGCGTACAGTAGAAGCGTTCTTACCTGTTGTAGATAAGATTACTTTATGTGGAATTGGTGGTAATCACGGAGAGATGACAAGAAGTGGCAAAGGCCAGGTGTTATCAGATAGATTAGACAACTCTGATATGATGCACTTTGAAGTAATCAAAGAGATACTTGCACAGAACAATAGGTATGACAAAGTAAATGTAATATTACCTACTGATTATCATCACCTGTTAGAAATTAAAGGTATAGCTGTAGCTATAACACACGGCCATATGACTACTGGTGGTGCTGGTCCTGAAAATAAAATAATAAAATGGTGGCAAGGCCAGATGTTTGGTTGGCTACCTAGTGGTGCTGCAGAGATACTTATTACTGCTCACTACCATCATCCCAGGGTGTTTAAACAGGGTAAGAGAACTTGGTTTCAATGTCCAAGTATAGATGCAAGTAAAGACTTTACTGCAAGGACTGGAATGTGGAACGAACCAGGCGTTCTCACATTCACAATCAATAAAAAAGGATGGGATAACTATAAAATAGTTTAGTTATTCTTCCTCTGCATTTGCTGTTGTAAGTATCTGTATGTTAGGAAGTATCGCAAGAAGTTGTTGTTGTCCACTAGGTAACAATATACTTTTACCCATAAACAAAGGCACTTCTTTTTCGTTTCTTCTGTTTAACAATTCTGCAATCAACATACCTTCTGTTGCTTTGCTTAACATTACATCAATCATTCTTTCTCCTTATGTATCTTGGCATCCTTTTCATATAAGTAACCAACTGTTTTAATTATTGATTCGTTATCAATAAATTCTGTAGTCCTGGGCATAGCTCTGTCTTCCCACTGAAAGTCATAGCCTTTTCTTACTAGCTTATGTATATTCCAGGTCATAATTTTACCATTGTACTCTGAAAGATATACAAAAGTCTTACCTGTTTCTATACATTTAAGTATGTTGCTGTCAAATTTTTTCTTTTCAATTATCCAGCTATCATACTCTGCTGTTCTTGATTTAATTTCTACAATATACCTATCGTTCTCAGCATCGTATGTGCTGTATGGGTCTATATGTTCTATTAAATTAAGGCCAGGATGAATGCTATTGAGTTCATTAATTATTTCTAATTGTGTATTCAAAACATCTCCTTTTGATTATCTGTATGTATTTGTTTCTCATTAGCACTTGTTACTAATGCGTGACACACAGCCCAATCCCATTTGTATGGGTTTGTATCATCTTGTTTCTTGTACCTACATCCACAAAATACATTACCTTCCATATCTTCATAAAATATTTTGTTATCTTTACAAAGATATGGAGCTTTGTGTTTTCTATCAAGTGGTGCTGGTAAATCAAAATTGTGATTAGGATATTTCTTTTGCAGCTTAGTCTTTAATTTGTCCACTGCAAAAGATTCTCCTATAGGTTCTAAAGCCACTCTGATGGGCAATCAGTGTCACCCCATCCTGCCCAACCACAGCCTTCTTTATCACCATAGTTGTTACAACTCCAGCTAGGTATCTTTCCAAACTTACCTGGGTCATCCTGTTTCTTTTGTCTGTTGTCTTCTATCCAATCAGACTTACCACATTCAGGGCAGTCTTTTGTTAGGTCTTTAGTTTCACCAAACACTTCTTCAACAAGTTGTTGTTCATCATTTGATTCATCAAGTACTACCTCAATCATAGTTATGTATGTGTCCATTTGGTCAACTGTCCATTTCTCTATGTTCTCTGGAAAGCCTTGTTCAGAAGTAACCTTGTTGTAGGTTTCGTTCATAAGTTTTTTCTTAGCTTTCTCATCAGGTATCATAGCTGACACAGTGTGGTCCAACTGTTGCTTTTTGTTTGGGCTTTTTTTAATCATATCCTCAAACTCTTTAGCCGACTTGTCCATAACCTTGGCTTCTTTTTTCTTTGCAGCCTTAGGTTTTTCTTCTTCCATATAGAAGTCATCAGTACCTGACCACAACTCAACGCCTAACCCAGCTCTCATTGATGCTCGTTTAAAGGCATCACTCTCTGCTAGTTTAAGACACTCACCTAGTGTTGCCCTTTGTAATGCTGGTGCTTCAACATCACCTGCACCCTGGTAAACTAATCCATCAATAGTTAACTTACCAATAGCACCTACTATCTTGTTCTCTATTATGACTGGTTCAAACTCCCACTCATACTTCACATCACAATCTCGTAGTCTTTCTACATATACTGCGTGGTTTACAAACTTGCCGAACTTACCTTTAGGTGGGTCTTGTACAACCTCCTCTGGAAAGGGAGCAAGTAATTTCTTTTTAGTTTCTTTGTTCATTTCTTTCTCCTGTTATAATTAAAGAAACAAATGTTTTTATTCATTTGTTTCCTTTCTGAGATAGTAAGGCCTCTAGCAATAGAGGCATACTATCTACCTTATTCATTATGTTCCTTGACTTCAATGACCTGGTACAATCTTTGTCTTGATATACCAAGTATCGTAGCCATATCTGTAAATGACACGCCTACTTCTCGGCCATCATTAATTAGTTTCGCCCTTTGTTTCTTAAGGGTATCTACCAAATCATTAGCTTCCTGTATTAGGTAAGCTACATTATGCAATTCCTCTAAGACATTTTTCTTGGTGTCCATAGATTGCAATAGGGTATTACTGCGTTGATTCACGCTTCTCCTCTCTGTTAAGTCGCAGCTATCGTTAGCTGACTGTTATATTGTATAGTTCTTTAGGGTTAATAAAGTCGCCACTATCGTTATCAATAATAGAAACTACATTACTACCTGTGGAACGGAGCTCAGCAAATTTTAGTTTTGCCTCTGCTATCGTGCTAGAACTGTCGCCATCAAAATGGTACACATCAGTACCACCATAGATGTTATGACACTCTATTCGTATTGACATACAACCTTTCGTTGCTTACTGTCATTGTAATCTACATTATAAATAATGTAAACGATATTATAATTATTAGTCAGCTCACTATCTGTTTAAACAATGAGCTGTCTAATGATTACTTGTCATCTTTACTTCTAACTATAAATCTCTTATCAAATATGGATTTATAATCATCAGTTTCCACACTCTGCAGAGAGTGTTTTAGTCTGTCTGCGTTCGGTGTGTACTGTATGTACCCAATCACTTTGTTTCCCTTGACCTTTGTATATACTTGCAAAGGTAAGTTCTCTTTTTTGATGTGATTGTTAAGATTATTTCTAAACTTTCTTTCTTCAGTCTTGACTTCTTCTAAGTCTTCACTGCTAAATGAATAGAATTTTACAATAGCAAACGGCTTAGTTTTAGCTAGTTTGATTGCTTTCTTAAGTACATCTCTATGGTCGTACCATTTCTTAGCTGGTCTAGTAAGTTCTTTAAACTCATCTTGGCTCACTAACTCTGGCT